CGCATATCCTGATCGTCGATGATCATGGCGAGGTTGTAGGCGTAGCGGTCAGCCGGCGACATCTCGCCGCCGATGCGCTCGCCGGGAATGCGGATCATGTTGCCGCGCGGCCGCAGCGTGTTCTGCGGCTTCACATAGGCAGGCGTGAAGCTCGTCGCCTTGAATCCGCGATTGGCGCTGTCCTTGCCCGGCACGTCGGGATGGACGAACGGTGCAAGCTCGCGATCCGGCAGGATCTTGTCGAAGACGATCTCTTCGGCATCCGAAAGCACGGTCGTGCCGAAGTAGCGGTCGCGAAGGAACGCTTCCGGCCGGTCGCGCGGCGGCAGAACCGCGGTGAGTTCTGCCGTATTCAGGAGAATATCAGCCATGGATGGTGCCCTTTCTGGGAGATGGCGTTACTTCAGCGTGCGGACGTAGAGGGGCGCGCCTTCCTTGCGGAAGGCAGCCTCGACGGTCGCGGCGGTGTGACCCGTGCCGAAAACGAGTTTGGTGGAATCGAAGGCGCCGGAGGCATAAGCAGGCACGACGAGATCGCCGCCGCTGGCATCGGCATCGGCCGCGAGCACGAGGCCCGGCGTCTGGGAACCGTCGGCGGATGCGGAAAGCGACAGGGTGTACTTGTCGCTTGCGGTGATGTTGCCGAGCACGGCACCCCGCTTGAGGTTCTGCCCGCTGATCAGGGTGACGTTGCGGGTGATGACCGGCACGTCGCTGACGAGCAGGTCGTTCGGGGAGAAAGTTGCAGTCGCCATGGCTCAGGCTCCCTTGCGGTTACGGCCGTGCAGGCCATTGATGAAGTTGCCCACCGAGGCGGTCAGATGCTGGCGCGGCGACGAGCCGCCACCGGCGTCACCGGCGCCGAGGGCCGGTACGCGCCCCTTCATCTTCGCGGCCAGCCGACCGTTTGCCGCCGAGGACGACAGCAGCGCGCCGGCCTCCTTTGCGGAGTAGTGGCGCTTGCCGAAGGCGAGTTCGGCGGCGAGGCCCGGATTGGCGTCGGCCTTCGGGTGCGTCAGGATCGCGTGAATGCGCCCCTGTTCGGCGTGCCGAATGGCCGAGGCGGAACGGCCCTCGGGCTGCTCGTCCTCTTCACCGGGCGCCTCGTCCTCGGCGTCTTCGTCCGGCTTTTCCTCTTCGGCGTCCGGATCGCGCTCCTCGTCGGCCGCATCCTCGTCGCGCTCGTCATCGGAGGCCTGCTCGTCGTCCTCGATGTCTTCCGGGCGCTCGTCTTCCATCTTGCCGCGCACAGCGGCGAGCACGCTGCGAGCCAGCGTGGCACGGGTCAGCTTCGACATTCCTGTCTCCTGTGATGTTGGGATCAGCCGGCGGTCCGGCTCAGTTCTGCTTCGAAGGCCGCAAGGACCTGAGTGGGCCGCGCCACAGCATCGGCGAGACCAGCCTCGACCGCCTTCTGGCCACGGTAGACACCCGCCTCTGTCGCCAGCGCGGATTCCAGTGAGAGTCGGCCGGCGCGGAAGCGGGAGACGGTTGTGGCGAACTCGACGCGAAGCTCTTCGAGCTCGGCAAGTTCGCGCTCCACCACTTCCTTCGGCAGGGGCTCGTAAGGGTTCAGGTCGGCCTTATGGGCTCCGGCCTTCAGGATGGTGACATTCAGACCTTCCTTCGCGAGCCAGGCGCTCATGTCGACGTGCATGGAAATGACGCCGATCGAGCCGCAAATGCCGGTCGCCGGGATGACGATCTGACGCGCTGCGGCGGCCAGGAGATAGCCGGCCGAACAGGCATGATCTGTCAGAACCGCAATCGTCGGTTTGGCCTTCGACAGCTCGAACAAGCGCTCTGCGCAATCGAAGGCACCGGTCACCTCACCGCCGAAGCTGTCGACTTCGAGCACGACGCCGCGCACCGACGGATCAGCCTCAATCGCATTTGCCTGCGAAATGATGCCCTCATAGCTGGTCATTCCCGATGACTTGCCAATCCACTTGCCCTTGTTGACCAGCGATCCCTCTATGTCGAGAAACGCAATGCCATTGCGCTCCCGCGGACCATCGTCGCTTAGCCAATCGCCCATCGGATCGCCGACGAGCCCCATGGCTTCACTTCCGGTAACAGCGACGGCAACATCCGGCAGGCCAAGAACGCGCGGTCCAAAGGCGCGCGCGATGATGTCGCCCTTGGACGGGTGCAGCATCAGCGGCGTGTTGAACATGCGGCTCGCGATTTCCGGATAGTTCGTCATGTGCGCCTCCGGATCGCAGGAATGCCGAGGGCATGGCGGGTCGACCGGCGGCCGTTTACCTGCTCCTCGATCTCGGTGTCCTGATCCTGATCATCGAGCGGCGGACCGCCGTTGTGGCCGACCATGCCGTCGCCCATGGCCGGGTGCTTCAGCCCGCGCTCGGCATAGTAGCGAACCTCACGCGCCAGCTCGTCGGCATCCGTCTTCCAGTCGCGCCCCTGTTCGGCCGCCTCGTGCTGCAGGGTCGTAAGACCGCGTTCGAGACGCTCGCCGGCTGCCTGCGCCTCACGCAGCGGGTCGATCCAGCCACGGCCGGGTCCGATCCAGTCGGCATGGCACCACGCGGCGGGGTTCTCGTCGAAGGGAACAGCACCCTCCGGGATCTCGACGAGTCCGCGATCGAACACCTCTTCCAGCCAGGCCCGATAAATCGGCGCCATGAACTGGGCGGCGAAGTTGCCCTTTTTCGCGGTGAAGCCGCGCCAGATCTCCAGAAGGGCGGCGCGGGCCGAGGAGTAATTGACCTGGCTCCAGTCCATCGTCAGCTGCTCATAGGTGAGGCCGACAGCAGACGCGATCTTACGCAGGGCCGCATTCACGAACGCCTCGAAGTTCGCATTCGGGTGCTCCGGCTTGGTCAAGGTCGCCTTCTCGCCTGGCTGCAGCATGTTGACCTTGACGCCCGGGATCTGGATGGGAGCTGCGCCGTAGTAGGCCCTCTGCGCCTCGGCCATTTCGCCGTAGAGCTTGCCAAGCGTGCCTGTGTTAACTTCGGCACCCATCGCATCGAGGAACTCTTCCGGATCGAAGGGCGTCTCGATGAAGGCGGCCATGACAGCGTTCAGCAGCGCCGCCTGGCTCTCGAAGTCCTCATAGTCGGTCGATTGCTTGATCGAGCGCATGACCGGCGCCCAGTCGGAGACGCCGCGCGTCATGCCGGCCCGCTTCTGCTCGAAGCTGTGCACCACGACGGGCCGGCCCCATTCGGTGGCCCGCTCGACATACTCCCACGACCAGATACCGGTATTGCCCGCATAGACGTCGCCGGGATGCGACTTGCGGAAGTGATAGCCCTGCGGTGCGCCGTAGCCGTCGATCGCGACGCCATCGCGCAGGAATTCCTCGTCCATACGGCCATTCGGATTGCAGCAGCGCGCCGGATCGATCACGTGCACGGCGGTCGAGAACTGCGGCGCATCTTCCTGCCAGATGATGATGCCGAAGGCCTCGCCCTCGGGACCGAAACGCTGGCGGGCAGCAAGGCCGAGGATGCCGGCCATCGTCTTCGTCCGCTCGGCGTCGCACCAGTTGTCGACATCGTTTGTGTAATCCCGCCACAGCGCCTCGATGCGGTCGCTGATCTCCTCGGCCTGATCGAACGTCATGTTGAGCGAGACGTGGTTCGGCCGTGCGGCGAGACGCCAGCCGGCGCCGACGATGTTGTCGACGAGGCGGGAGGTGCCCGCAGCGCCCCAGCCGTCATTGCGGGCAACATCGTTCAGACGATCGACGAGCGTACGGCGCGACCAGCTGAGAGCGGTCTGGCCGGAATAGTTGCCGACGTCCCACTTGGCGAAGTTCGGATGATCGTAGGCCGCACCCTGATAGGCCGCTGACGACATCGCTCGGTTCTTAGCCATCTGAACGCGCGCAGCGGCGCGCACCTGCGGGGCCAGCGGCCGGGCGTCGGGACCGAGGATCTGTGGTGCCGTCATCCGAACACCACCCCGCGAGACCGCGCACGGCCGAGAGAACGCAGGCCGAGCTGCGCCTCGAGGCTGCGGATGTACTGACGAAGCCTGCCCACATCGGCGACCGAATAGGTCACGCTCTCGCCGTTGTAGGCGAGGCTCACAGTTGCCTCGCCGATCTCAAGCTTGTGCAGGGCGGTACGCGCCTCGTCCAGCCGCACCTGGACAAGCGCGCGCTGCTCTTCGGTCAAAGACATGCAAACGTCCTATCGGTTGCGGGCTGCGTTGCGGGCTGCACGAGCCAGGGCGGCGGCGACACGCGCGGACTGGTCGTCCTCGGTTGGCTTGTCGGCCAGGGTCTTGAAGCTGTCCGCACCCGGCATGAGCAGTTCCTCGATGTCGTGCTGTTCGGGAACGGGCGTCTTTTCGATACGATCAGCCACGGCGTCCCACTCGTCATCGCCCCAATACGGAAGGCCGAGCCGGTACGCGCCGGCGAGGCTCTGGTTCAGCATGTCCATCACCTCGTTCCGGCGGCCTTCGGCGAGGCGCCAGACATAGCGGGTGTGTCCGGTACGCTTCGACTTTTCCGGCACGCGGGATTCCGCCGTCGCCTGCCGGAAGAACTCGTCGCCGAGACCTCGGGCAAACCGGATGTAACCGGCCTGTGTCGGATCATCCTTTTTGAAGTCGCGATAGAG